AAATATACCAAAGAACGTACCGCCTCTTTGAAAGCAACCCAGAGATTACCAAATGATCTAGTAGAATTAAGAGATAAAAGAGATTTTGGTGCGGAAACGTATTTCTTAAATCATTGTGTAGGAGCTGGGGCAGCGGATGCGACAACTGGAGGATTCTTGCCAAAATGGCATCCAGTAACTGGGGAAGATCTTATAAAGGGTAATAAATTCCGAAATTCCGCAGATATCTACTATGGTCTTATGGAAAACGGTAATGCTAGATATTTCTCATATAGACCAGCGGGTATTCCAGAGGCTACTGTAGAAATAGACAAAAATGGCCAAATTCTTCAACTGTATGGGGTAAATAATACAGAAGTCCCATCTGATATTAAAGAAAAAATAATCAGGGGGCTTTCATCATTTTTACCTGGTTTACATTATGACTAATGAAAATGAGTCTCCAGATTGTAATGAAGTATCTACAATAAATGCCTCGATATATGAAATTTACGAGCGGGGGAAAGTAGATATTAATTTCTTCGCATCCCTATGCATTCCCGAGGTTTGTATATATGCACTTCCTATATTCTACTTAGCCTGCTTTCAACTCTTAATGAGTAGGGGAACTGACCAAATAGGAAAACTGCTAAGATTTGCCTTGGGACTTCCACGCGGATATGCAAAAACTACCTTTATTAAAATACTAATTTGCTGGATGATAGTATACGATAAGGCGAAATTCATTCTTATCGTCTGCTCCAATTCAGATTTGGCAGAGCTTCTTCTAGCTGATATTCATGATATTCTATCGAGTGATAATATTACGGCAGTATATGGAGACTGGTCTCAAGGATTATCGATAGATTCTGCTCATACTAAAAAGTCTCAGTATCATGGGCATTCTGTATCATTAGTAGCTAGGGGATGGAAGGGCGGTATTCGAGGAATCAATTTAAAACATCAAAGACCCGATGTGATATTTTGCGATGATGCACAAACTAAGGAAAACAGTGAAAGCCCTGTAGATTCTGCTACGCTACTATCTACTTTAGTTGGTACAATTTTCAAGGCAATTGCCCCTAATGGAAATAGGCTTATTATATATGTAGGAAATATGTATTCAGATTCCTGTGTTCTTAATAAGTTGTGCAAGTCTCCCAGCTGGTATTCTATGATAACTGGAGCAATCCTATCTGATGGAACTCCACTATGGGAAGAGTTGCATTCGTTAGAGGACATTATGGAGGGTTACTATCACGATGAATCCTTAGGAATGAGCCATATCTGGTTTGCGGAGGTTATGAATGATCCGACTGACAGTTCACATAGTATCTTTCCTAAACCTCTTCCTGACTCCCCGATTAAAGATGAAACTGAACTAGAACTGGCGGATGGTGCGTTTATAACAATAGATCCCGCAGGATTTAGGAAGAATTCAGATGATAATGTAATAGCTGTACATCTGAAATACGGTCAGCAAGCTTTTGTTGTAGAGACTCTAAGAGGAATTTTGGATCCAGAAGAGCTTATAGTAGGAGCATTAGGTCTCGCAATCAAATGGAAATGCTCTTTAATAGGAGTCGAAGATACCGGATACCAGATGACTCTGGCATTTTGGCTTAATAAATATATAGAAATGTATGGAATCAAAGATCTAGTTATAGTACCACTGAAACCACATGGAAGAACTAAGGAAGCTCGTATTCGCTTACTTATAGCGGAACTCTATAAACTAAATTATTTTATTCATGATCCAAAGACTCGTAGAGAATTCACCTGGCAAGCATCTACTTATAAGATGGGCAAAACAGATAATAAAGATGACCTTCTGGATGCTATAGCCTATGGTATTGACGTTCGAAATGAATACTGGGATAAGATAGTAATGATAGATTATGGATTAACTATAGAAGGCGAATGTAGAGTTGTGGGAAACAACACACCATTTTAAGGATGTATAATGGCAATTATTTCACAAAGATCTCAGAATGCTATCATAGAATTCTCTAAGTATGTGATGAATGACCATAAAAGTCATAATTCATATTACGATAAGATGGAAGCTATTGATAAGGCATATGCAAGATACGTTAGTAATATCGATCCCAAAACTGGTATTCCTATAGGAGAAGGTATAAATGCAGCAACTGTTCCTACCGGCGTTTTTAATGTTCCTTCTACTACTCCTCCTGTTATTGTCTCTCAGGTGGAAAGTATGGTCGGGTATTTGTCAGAAGTATTCCTGTCAGGAACCCCCCTTTTCCCTGTCGTGTCTGGTCCGACTAATAGGGCTGATGCGGCGGCACTCGAAGCTGTATTGGACGATCATAGTATTATTGGGGGTTATCCTAGGCAGCTTCTTATGTTTCTTAGGGATGCTATTAAGTATAATCTTGCAGCCGTCGAAACCGATTGGAGTTCAATTGATCAGTATGATGTGATGGATGAATTGATCACGCCGGATAAAACTAAGCTGCAGCGAACTAAGCAGTATTATACCAAGATTCAACGACTTGATATGTATAATACTGTATGGGATAGGACTACTCATCCTGGGGATATTGCGCTTGAAGGAGACTATGCTGGGCATGTAAAAATTCTTAGCAGGATCAAACTGAAGCGTTTGCTTAATAAACTATCTGTTGATGGGGATAACCTGAACGTAGAAAGGGCTCTGGCTTCATATATTCAAGAAGGTGCTCCATATTATAGAGTGCATCCACAAATTTCTGACTATGTTGCTGCTTGTAAGCCAGAAACTGCTATCAACTGGGGATCTTTCCTTGGAATGGAGGCGGACGAAAGCTATAGAAGTGAAGGTCTTCTTGGTAATTACGAGCTTCTTACTCTTTACGGTCGTCTATGTCCAGCGGACCTTGAAATAGATGCTCCAATGAGGAATACTCCGCAGGTATTTAAATTTCTGATTATCAACGGAAGCGTAGTAATTTGTGCAAAACGGGTTATTTCTGCTTACGATCTTCTTCCAATTCTGTTCGGACAGCCATTTGAAGACGGGCTAGGATACCAGACTAAATCTATTGCTGAAGGTAGTATTCCAATTCAAGAGGCAGCAAAAACACTATTTGCAATTAAATTTAATAGTGCGAGGAGGGCAGTATCGGACCGAGCTCTATATAATCCTACTGTTATTAATCCTAGGGATGTCAATGCTCCAGTACCCGCTCCTAAGATTCCTGTAAATGTGAATTCCCTTAATACTGGTCCTATTAGCAATCATTATTTTCCAATTCCCTTTGATGCTAGAGGAACAGAAACTGCAATGCAGGATGGCATGCAGATAGTAGAATTTGGAAAAGAGCTTTCTGGTCTTAATAATCCCATGCGAGGGCAATTCCAAAAAGGTAATAAATCTGTAGCAGAGTGGAGAGATACAATGGGAGGGGCAGATTCCCGTTTGAGACTTCCTGCCTTGTCCTTAGAATATCAATTCTTCACACCCCTTAAAGCTATTCTTAAGTTTAATATATGGCAGAACGGGCAGGATATGGCAGTAGTTTCGCAAAAGAGTGGGGAAACAATAACCATAGACATTGTTAAACTTAGAAAAGCTGTAATGTCTTTCAGAGTTGCAGATGGATATACCCCGAAGAGTAAGTTAGCTAGTACTGAAGCTATTATTCAGATTATGCAGATGATTAGTCAATCTCCAATACTACAGCAATCCTATGGGATAATGCTTCCCGCAATTGTAGATCATCTGGCGCAGCTTATGGGAGTTAGGGGACTTAGTGAGTATGTTCCAACTCAGCCGCCCGCAGAACAGTTGGGACAGGCAGCCCCATCAAAGACTGATTTTGTGAACAATATTCGCAAGCAGGATTTGATAGAGCAGCAATTAGCTTTAAGAGAGCAGGCTAATGAATTACGAGGAACGGAGTTGGCTAATAAATGAATACACTAGATGAAATATTTCCCCCAGATTCGATTCTACCTCAAGAAGAAGATATTATTGTTGAGATATTCTCGAATCCTGCGGTTAGAAAATATCTTAAATTATTGGGATCTAATTTAAGTAAAGATTTACTTGGTTTATCGATCCTGGATGAAACACCAGAGTCATTAGTGCGCAAACACACGCTGACCGCTGGCAAATTAGCAGTAATTACAACACTACTTTCAATATCGGAGAAATAAAATGAGCTTTATAGATTCTATTTTGGGTCGTGCGTCAGCCCCAACCCCTGTAGTAACTGAGGCCCCACAACCAGTCGCACAACCTGCGAATCCTACTCCTGCACCAATTAAGCAAGAGCCAATCAACCCACTTGACGCTTACGCCAAAATCTTTGAGAATGCTAATAAAGAAGAGGGACCGCCGGCTTTTAATGTTGATGGTAAAGTTCTTGATGAAGTTTCGGGAAAGATGAATTTTATTTCTCAGATTAATCCAGAACTTCTGCAAAAAGCTCAGGGTGGGGATGCTTCTGCTATTATTGAATTGATTCAAGAAGTTGGACGTAATGCATATAAATCGGCATTGCATCATACTACAGCACTCACAGATGCCCACTTAAATCGGAGAGGGGAATTTGAAAAAGCTACTCTTTCCAAAAACGTAAAAGATACACTTACAAATGAAGCTTTGTCGTCTATTCCTAATTCAAACCACCCAGTGGTCCGCGCGGAACTTAGGCGCATTGCAGAAAATTTAGCTAGGCAGAATCCTGATGCTCCGGCTTTAGAAATTGCTAGAGACACTCAAAAATATTTTGCCACAGTTTACAATGCGGTATCTCCACAATCTCCTCCTACTCCAGTTCAGAAAGCTGGGGAGATTGATGATTGGGAGAAATTCTTATCTAATGGGAGTTAAAAATGACTTTGCTTGAAGGTGTATTTAATACCGTACCCCGCACTGGTTGGCCGACTGAACTTAATAAAAAGTCTCTCGCGTCTGAACTTATGCGACTTTTTCCAAACGGGGCTAGTCCTATTACTGGACTTAGCGCCATGCTGGGAACTACCACTGCAGTATCTTCTACACATGGATATTTCAGTAAGACTGCGGAATTTGTAGCTACTACGGTTGGGGCTAACTATGCTATTGCTGCGGCTACAGTTACGTTGGCTTCTACTGCCGGTCTTGGTGTAGGTAGTCTTATTCATAATGTTACGACTCGTGAGAATATGCGGGTTACGGCAGTTAATAGTGCTACCGTAGTTGCTGTTACTAAGGGCTTTGGTCGTGTTGCGGATGCTGCTGGGACTAGCGGAGATAAGATTATCTGTATTGGAACCGCAGCCGCAGAAAATAGTAATCGTCCTACTGCCCGTCAGTTTCCTGTGGTTTATGTTCCAAACTATACTCAGATCTTCCGTAATGCCTGGGCTGTTACTGGTACTGCAAAAGCTTCTTTGGCAGAAGCTAATTTTGTTAATATTGCAGAAAGCCGTAGGGATGCTGCGCTCTTGCATCAAGTAGATCAGGAAGCTGCTACTATCTGGGGCCAGGCTAAGATGGATACATCTGGATCACAGCCTATCCATTCTACGCAGGGTATTATTGATGCTGTTAGACAGTATGCTAGTAGCAATTATACCACTGCGGGTGGTACCACTACACTTACTCAACTTATTGCAGCTCTTGAGCCGGCATTTAAATATAGTTCTGATGTAAGTAATCCTAGATTGCGTTATGCTTTTGGTGATGCAAAAGCAATTAATGTGATTAATCAGATCGCTATTAAAAATGCTACTGTAACCGTTACGCCAGAAACTACTACCTTCGGTATGGATTATCAGAACTTTAAGTTCTATAAAGGATCTATCCGATTGATGGAGCA